GCCAATCAAATCAAATCACATGTCACTGCCACACCTTGACGACGACACGCTAGATGCCATCAACGCACTGGCAGAGGCACTGGTACGGCACCCAGAGGATGTTTCACCCCTGATGCTGTATGGTCACCTGCCAGAGCACCTGATGGACTTGGTTTCGGACTACTTCTCCGAGGAGGAAGACGAAGCTTGAAAACTGGCCCCTTCGGGGCCTTACCACCACAGCAAATGATCATCAGCCAAATTGAACCAGACCAGCAACTTCCTAGTGAGTTGCCAGCCAAGATTCACTACGTTTGCAAATCAAAAACCAAGGCAGGCAACTACCAAGCCAAATGCTCGTACTTGTACAACAACCGCGAATATCCAGGCATTATCTTTGGCCCTGACAACGAGGACTGGTTTGAAACTTTAATACCGGGAACTGTTATTAAAGCCAAGCGCATTGAACCCGGCAAACATCCTGATTTCCCGGGTGACCTAAAAGGTGATGCGTTGCGTCTTGCACAACAGCAAGAACTGATTCCAACACCATCAAATCCATTGGCAACACTGCCAGAACTGCTGCGCCAAGCGGCTGACTTGATCGAACAACTCACCGGACAGGTTGCACAAACAAGTCCGACTGAACCAGCAAAACCTGATCTTAAATACAGAACCCAACAAGACTGGGCAAACGTCATCGAGTCAATTTTAATGACAGTGCCAGTGTTTCATAAGGCATTTTCAGCCATCATGCTGAATGCCTACATTGAATCCACTTTTGATGATTTCTGGCCAGGCGACATCAGCCAACTTAAAAAAGGTCCACGTTGGAAAGCTGCTACAACAAGAGCACTATCAGTGCTGTTGAATTACGGCACTATCCAACGTATCACTGGCACGTCTCATCATTATGAACTGACTGAATCCACAAAATCTAAAATCACCACAAACAAATGACTGCCATCCAAATCAAAGACTGCTACACAATCAAAAGCGTGCCAGCCTTATCCATCCATCAAGAAACCTACCTGCAAAGCCCAGATCGTCTAGGCAATCGCAAAGAACGCAAACTATGGCGTTTTTATGACGGTCAAACAGCATATGTCCGCAAATGGTTGCCTGGTGCCACAGTAATTGTTACAAGTCGTGTTCCAAACCTGGCTTGGCCGCACTACAACGTCATTGACCGTTATGGCAAGTCATGGATTATTTCGCAATTAGATCTGTCAAGCACAAACATTGAAACCAAACACCTATGACACGGTTTTACTTTTGTATTAAAGATGCAAACATCTATGAATGCGTCAAGGCTGACACCTTTATGGAAGCCAAAAAACTAGCCTTTGCAGATTGGTCCAAATACTGGAATCAAATTGAATGGCTGTCACCTATTACTCACAAAGAAGTCCGTATCCCATGAACATCAATCGATGGAATCCATGCCTATCTTGGATTGACGATGACATTCGCGTAAAACGTGGTGAAGGCATTTCTAGACCAGTTGCCAATGCACGAACCAGATCGTTCACCTTGATTGTGTACCAACCACGTTTGCAACCAATGACTGTGACTATGCGTGCTGAAAGCAAAGCAGCCGCCATAAGGTACGCCAAGGCCCGCTGGCCCGGTTCTGAAATTGAACTGCCATGAACGACATTCTCCAGCGGTTAGAAGCACTGATTACCGATGCTGGCTTGTTCAAAGCTGGCCGCGAACATGAACGCGAACATGTCAAGGCATTGATCCGTGTCCGCATGGATCAACTGCACCACAATTCAATAGCATGGCAGGAATGCCACAACTTGTACAACATCATCAAATGAAGCGATTCCAACTAGACAATCAGCGCAACGTCACCATGGAGGCGCTGTACGAACGCAGCGGTCGCACCTGTGGCACCTACACCGGCCTGTGGCAGGAGTACGCAGCAGACATTGCTACCAACTTTCGAGACACTGACTACGAAGAGTTGTATGACGCGGTATGTCTTGCCATGGGCGAAACCAAGTCCGTGCTGATCGAAAAACACGCGCAGCAAGCTATTGAAGTCTGCCGCCAATACCTACTAGGCAAATGGGTGTAGGTGAAACGTCTAAGCGTCGGCGCAACCTTACAGTCAACATTCGTGTCACTGAACAAGAAGTGGCCGCAGCACGGGATTTAGGCAACGGCAACGCATCTCATGGTTACCGCATGGCTCTACGCATTGCCACTGGTCGCAAATCAAAACCCATTCCATTGAGTACACTGCTCCGAGCAGCTGCTGAAATGGCGGCTGAATTAGAAAACTCACCCAAGCGTGGAGCACCTAGGCAATCAACATGAATGAACCATTTTTCAAGTCCTATCTACTTGGTCGAAACTTTTTGCTTGAGGACATTAAAGAACTCAGCGATGCAGAGTTGAACACCTTGAACATCGAAACTATGGCTGCGCTTGAAGAAGCGCGGTATCAGTACGCTCGCGTTGAGGACAAAACTACCATTGAAGCAGGTCCAGTATTTGCTCGTATGAAAATCGCAGGTTACTTTCAAGCCGCTATCAAATTAGAGTTGGCTACCGATGACTGATCTAGTTAATCATCCACCGCACTACACCGTTGGTGCTGTTGAAGCCATCGACGTCATCGAAGGTGCAGTGCAAGCTGGACCAACACCAATGAGCGGCTACCTACAAGGCCAGGTACTGAAGTATCTGCTTCGCATGTGGCTCAAAGGAAACCCGTTGCAGGATGCGCAAAAAGCGCAGTGGTATCTAAACCGCTTAATCAATCAAATCCAATGAAATCACACCGTCGCAACTCGATTCTAAACGAAGACAATGTGCGCCACTTGCGACAACTCAAGCAGCAAGGCGTAAGTGCTCAAACCATTGCACAACAGTTTGGCATTAGCCGGAATCAGGTCATTCGGATAGTCAGCAGGCAACAATGGTCTGAGGTTGAATGACGTATCACATCAACAACAAATCCATGGGAGCACCTTTTCTTGGTTGGCTTGAAAATTGCGCTGTACGTTTTCTGATCTCTAGTCCACGTGTAGGGTTCATTGCGGTCAAACACCACAGCAATAACCATATGTACGTTGTCCAGGATGCAACCGATCCTCAAGTCGATTCAATCATGCACGAACTGTCTCAGCCAGTAGAACCGTTGTCAATGCAGCTTGAGCGGTTGTATCACGAACCTGCATATGGTGAAAATGAATGATTGTTCTATATAGCGGCAGAATCATTGTTGAACGGCTAAGCCTTAGTGCGAATTGGCGGGCTCGGTATCGCATTCCAGGCATTGATCCAACCATCATTGACCTGTGCACACCAGACGTACAAGAGGCGTACATCCGTGCGCAATACCACTATTTGGCCCTACGCAAAAACCAACCAATCGAAAAAATTGAAACTGAATTTTATGGGAAAGCAAAATGCTGGTCGTGTATCCATTGGCTACCCAGAGGTGACGAATGTAGCTTTGGGTTCCCTGAGGCGCGGCAGAATAAAGGACGGTTTGCTGCTCGATGCGAGCTATACAACGATGGAAAGGAAAGTACTGAATCGGATGGATCGCGGTCCTGGCCGCTGGATTGAATTGCTAGATCACAGTTTTGGTGAGGAACCTATGTACCGTGCTTGTGGCCAAAACGGTGCCATCTGCCGTTATACCAACGATTTATGGCAGGCAGAGGTCTATGTGCAGTATTACTGAGTATTGCTAAGCCATGAATCAATAGCTTCCTCACGGGTCAAGCTGTAGAACTCCTGAGCACGAAACCAGTCACGCCAATCACGGTGCCCCTTGCTGCCATTGCAAGTAATGCAGGCACCGCAAAGGTTTTCTGGTACGGTTAACCCACCAAGCACCTTGGGGATGATGTGGTCAAGCGTGGCGCTACGAGGTCCTAGCTGCTCGTTGCAGTAAGAGCAACAGTAATCACTTCGTAATAACACGGCATCACGCCACCGCCGCTTCGCCTCCTTCCTCGGAATCAGCGTCGTCCCATCGATCTGATGATCCACTGAGGTTTTCAGGTAACGGGAACAGTTCAAGTTCAAGATCAATCAGATCTTCTTCGTCACGAATAAACTCCGATATTTGGCTATAGATATTTGCAGCAAGATC